GGTTAGTGATGCGCAAGGGCTATCGCCGCGAGGCGGGGTCTGAAGGAAGCGCGAAGCAAAGGTGTGAGCCGATGGACAAAAACCGGATACGAGGCGCAAGCGTCGGACGAGCGGGCAACGCATCGCAAAGTCCATATCCATCAACGGCGCGAAGCGTAGATCCGGCGGCTGTGCACCGAAGGCGATTGAGCTTACCCCGGGAGATCTGCCGCGTGTCGCCATTGCGGCGACTGAGACGGCCGAGAGGCCGCCTGACCGCGGGGCAGAAGTCAGCAGAGAGCGTAGTAGGCCACGCCGTCGGCAAGGCTAGTGAGGCACTCCAAGGTCGAAAGGCGGAGCAACAGATAGGCCGAGCCGGGAACGAGGGCCGAAGGCCCGAACGAGTGGGAGTGGCAAATAGGACCGGCAACTCATGACGGGAACGCGGCAGACGATCCAGTACTCACTGGCCTTGGAACCCGGCGACCAGGGTGAAACCCCGGTCAGCGGCTCCCAAGGGGCCGAACCCTTCGTGGCGAAGCCAGCACCCGAAAGCCCGGCTTCGACGGAACAATTAATGGAGGAGGTTTGCGATCGAGAGAATCTCGTAAGAGCGTGGAAGCACGTTCGCCAGAACAAGGGCAGTCCTGGCGTCGATGGGATGACCATCGGCAACACTAGGGACCACCTGCGTGAGCACTGGCCAAGCATCCGGTCTCAACTGCTCGCGGGAACCTACCAGCCGCAGCCGGTCAAACGGGTCGAAATCCCCAAGCCGGAGGGCGGGGTCAGAAAGCTCGGCGTGCCATGCGTCGTCGACAGACTGATCCAGCAGGCCTTGCTGCAGGTTCTGCAGAAACGCTGGGACCCGACGTTTTCCAAGCACAGTTACGGCTTCCGACCGGGATCCCGATCACCGGCGCAACCCGGTCGTTGCCGCGCATCCCGGCGTAGGTCCCTTCACCATTCCTTTGCTGACCTTGCTGATCGTATGTTGCCAATCGGTGGTGTTTGAGTCCACGGAGCTACGTCCCGGGGGATGCCGCCGGAGGGCGAGATTCGAATTTTTGGTGCGCTGCCCGGGTTGGGCGTTAGGGACGTGAGGCCACTCGAAATCCCAGCCCGTCGAAATTTCAGCACCAGCAGCCGCGGTTCACTTGGACTTGTTCTGCTCGGCGAGCCATTCCATCGAGCCGATGGCGTATATGATTTGGGCCGGTTGCGGCTTACGCTGCTCCTCGAGCTCCTGCGCGCGCCGACGACACAATTCAAAGCTGCCCCAGCCCTTCATGTGCGGATTAAGCATTTCCAAGGCGCCGCTGCAGGCATCGACCTCGTCGTTATGGGTCAGATCGGGGAAGCCTTCGAGGACGCGGAACAAGTCCTCGTTCCAACGGCCACGCTGGATCTTGATGTTGCCGGCGCGGCACTGCGAACTGAACGGCCCAAACCGCGTCACCTTATCGCCGCTTTCGGCCGCCGGCGTAACGGTAAAGCCGCTGAGGGTGCGCACCAGATGAAGCGCCTGGCTCTTGCCCGCCTGTCCCGGATCCTGGCCAAACCCAATGCTGACCCCTTTGCCGTCCTGCGTGGCAGTATTGAGCAACAGCCTCTCGACGTCGCCAGGGTTGGCCCGCTGGCGCACCACATCCAACAGCCAATAGCCGCCATTTTGATCACGGCCGAGCTTGACGCCGACCGTCCAATCCGGGTCGTTGAGCGCGGTCTTTTCGGTCGCGGCAAGATCCCAGTACCGCACTATGTCGAGATCGGCCGGAACCTCGTCGACAACGGCACACCACTCCCGCTTAAAATAGAGCCCGGCCGCCGGCCGGATCTTCCAATTGCCTTCGAGCAGCCGCGCGCGCTCGACCAGCGGCAGCGACATTAGCGAAGCGACGTAGTCCGGGTTGACCCGCAGCAGCGCCGGGTTGTCAAACACCGTCCCCGGGATAAAGGTGACACTGATTGGTCGCGGCGGGTCGACCCCTGGCGGAAGATCTTCGGGCCGCGGCATATAGCGCCGCAAGTCTTCCGGCCGATCGGCCCAAACAATGTCGTCAGAGACGCGCAGATAATAGCGCAGAACACCGGCCCGCTCGGGGATCGGAAACCCGGTCTCCTGGTCGATCCACCAGGCCAGAAACTCGGCCACCCAGCTATCCGCGTCCGGGTTACAGGTCGCCCGGATGTAGGGCTTGACGCCACAGGTCGAGCGGTTGCGGCTGATCATGAAGAAAAACTGATGCGCGGTGAAATGCGTCAGCTCGTCAAAGCAGATCAAGGCGATCTCAGCGCCCCGCCAGTCATGAACCGTGGTTTCAAATTGGAGGTGCGAAAACTTGATTTTGCTGCCATTTGGCCAGCGCCACTCATGCACGCCGACATGTGGGGTGCCACCGAGCTGGGGATAGAAGGCCATGGTCTGGTCCCATAAGGCCCCGGGGTTGGTGATCTGCGGGGTCGTGCGGCGAAAGAACACGGCGGCAAAATTGGCGACCCGGCCGACATGGCGCAGCGGCTCCGCGATCAGCGCGAACGTCTTGCCGCATCCCGCCGCGCCGCCGAAGATGCAGATGTCGGCTGCGCTTTGCAGAAACCTGGTTTGCGGTCCGGGCTGTGCCGAGATCGTCGCGGTCGGGGCTCGCGACATTGGTTGACGCACCATGCTTCACCCAGATCTGTCGCTGGTTGACGGCGGCGGGTTATGATCCTCGTCGGGCGGAACATCGAGGGTCTGCTTGGTCTGCCGAGGTCCCCTTTCCAGCTTGGTGAGCTTGACAGCCGGGGTTCGGCTCGGTGCCTGCTGTCGCTTTCGTTTCCCGGCAAAGTATTTTTGCTGCGCGTCTTTTAGCACCTGCGTCAGCTCGGGATCTCGGTTGTTGTCGGGCAGGATCAGCACCGCGTTTGCATGCGACCCGGTGGCGCCCCCCGACATTGGATCATCGGCAGTCTTCGACTCGCACCAATTCAGCCGCGTCTTTATCGAGAAGATGATCGCCGCGATATTGCCGGCTTTAGCGGCCGCGAACAAATAGCCGCAGATCTGCGCATTGGCTTCGGCCACGCCGCGATCGAGCTCATCGCGACAGCGCTTGCGTAAGGTCTTGGGCGCACAGCCGACGATCTTGGCGATGGCGTCTTGCGGCACCCCGACACCAGCCAGGTACCGCACCTTCTCGCGCATCGCATCAGTCACGATAAAAGGTTTTCTCGCCATCTGCGGCTCCTGATTTGTCTTGGCCCGGCGTCTCAGCGCGCTGATCAAACGATTGCCCGGAGGCATCATGTCGTGCAGCACGGCCGGTGAAGGCCTGCCAGCGTTGCACGATCACATCGACATAGGCGGGGTTGAGCTCGAGACCATGGCACACACGGCCGGTCATCTCGGCGGCGATCAGGCTCGTACCCGAGCCGAGAAACGGGTCATAGATCGCCTGACCGGGCCGAGTGTTGTTGGCGATCGGGCGGCGCATGCATTCAACCGGTTTCTGCGTCCCGTGCCCCCAACTCTCTCACGCTCTCGGTTACCAAACGGGTTGTTGTTGGGGATCTCCCAGACCGTCGTCTGCGCGCGGTCGCCATTCCACTGGCTGCGCTTGCCTTGGCGCACCGCGTACCAGCAGGTTTCATGCTGCCAGTGATAATCGCCGCGGCTCAAGGTGAAGTGCTGCTTGACCCAGACGATCTGCGCGCGCAGCTGCAACCCGCAGGCCGCCAGGCCGGCGGCGACGACATCGCCGTGCAATGCTCCGTGCCAGATATAGGCGACGTCGCCGGGGAACAGCGCATACGCTTCAGCCCAATCGGCGCGATCATCGTTGAGTACCTTGCCTCGGGCGAGCGTGCCGGCGCCGAGACCGCGGCGCGCTCGCCAGGACGGCTCGTAGCCGACCCCATAAGGCGGATCGGCAATCATGAGCTGGGGCTGCGACCCCGCCAGCACTTGCGCTACATCCGCGGGATTGGTGCTGTCGCCGCAGCCCACCCGGTGATCCCCCAGCTGCCACAAATCGCCGCGGCGCGTGACCGGCTGATCGGGGACTTCCGGAACACTGTCGGGATCGGTCAAACCGCTCGATCCCAAACCGGCCAAAATCGCTGCCAGCCGATCCGGATCAAAGCCGATCAGATCAAGATCAAAACCGGCAAA